AGAGAAATATGTTCCAAAGAATAAAACAAGAAAAATAACAAAAAATTATAAGTAATTATTTATAAAAATAGACTTATAAATAATCGGCGTTTGAAATGTAAAAAGGTGTAAAGGAGAAAAGGCGTAAATAAAAATGTATAATATAATTTTATTCAATAATAAAAAATTATATTATTTATTTATCTTCTTGAGCCACCTTTCATATATGGCTTTCTACTACGCTTTACATAGTGATTGTTTCTATGGAAAACCTTATCTCCCTTTTTGGTAGTATAATCCATATCCCCAAGATGAGTAACCGACATTGTTCCCTTTGTATGACCTAAACCTCCTTTCTTAGTATATGGGCGATAACTTTTTCTTACATAATGATTTTTACGGTGGTAAACCTTATCACCTTTTTTGGTAGTATAATTTTTTCTTCCTGGATGAGATTTAGATGCAGTGCCCTTGACACTTCGTGTCTTTTTTGTTTTTCCTAAAAAGAAGTCCATCTATAAATTATATATATATTTTTTTTTAATTATATATAGAATTTATAAAAAATACAAATAAAATATTTTTTATTTATTTAAACCTTTGCATATTCTAATTCAAATTTAGTGAATGCTTCTTTTTGTTTTTGTTTTTGTTTTTCTTTTTTAGCTTTTTCTAAGACTGCTATTGCAGAGGCAATTTCGGTTTCTGATACAATTCCATCATTATTTGTATCAAGTAATTTATGTAACACGCGATATTTTTGAGGAACAACGCACATATGACTTTCTTCATTAAACAAATGATCGGACAAGATGGTAAATACAGCGGTTAACCCTAAAGCAGTATAAATATCACGAGTACCCATCCATGCCATTGCAAAAACTAATATTTGTTTACTAAGCGTATACTTCATATATTCTTCCGTTGATTTACTAAATTGGATAGAAATAAATTTGGACCCTACATTCAGTAAAATCATAATAACACCAGCAAAAAATTTACTACTATTAAGATACATAACATTGCTATGCATATAATTAAAAAAATTAGGTATTACTTGGAAAATATTTTTATTATCTGTTTTATTGGTCATATATTAAATTAATATAAAATTTATTATGAATATTTTGCTATTTTCCCTAAGTTTCCCATTAAAGATACCGTATTATAAACACCACTTGGAGCATTAGACCCTCCTCCTCCACCGAACACATTAAAAATATTTGAATTAACATTACTAAAACCACTACCGGTTGATTTAATTACATTAGTAGAATAATTAATATATTTTTTCCATTCTTCAAATAAATAATCAAACATATTAAACCAAAAATTAAATGCATTTTTCCAAAAAGTTAATAAAGCGTACCATAAATTATACCAAAACAATGAAATATTATACCATGTATCGGCAATAGCCTGGAACCCTTCTCTATTTTTATTTAAACCTAGTATATATCTAGATAAAATATAAAATAAAATTATAATTAATGCTACATAGCAATAATAATTATAATTGATAGATTTATTTTTCATTTATAATATATATATATTATTTGAAAAATATAATTTTTAAATAATATATTAAGTTACATAATACCTTGTGAACTTATAAAACCATTCTTATCTGGTTCATTAGGACTTACGTTGTCAGACTCAAATAAATGTGGGTCGGCTGTTATAGAATTGGATGGCTTACCTCTTATGCTGTGTTCCATACCTATAGTATCTTTACCTTCTATTCCTGATATTTTTATTTTATTTAATTTATTTGTTTTTGTTACGGTAGTATGTGTAGGAGTAATAACATTTATTTGTTCAAACCCTTCTTGATAATAATTATTCGTTCCTATACAATTATCCATTAAAATAATAATTAATATAGATAATAATCCTAACATTTTATCATAAGTAGTTATGTAAATTACGATTAATATTAATAAAAAACGTCCTAGATACGTATGTAAAAGTATAGTAGCTGCTTTAGTTTTAAATAAATAAGAAATTATAATAATTAAAAATAATGCTAAAATTAATGTTGTTACAAAAGTATCATTTGATATATACGATAGTGACATTATATAAACTATCTATAAAATTTTTAAAATAAATCAAATATATATTTATATTTCAGACTGTTTTCCAAATTATTATCTTAAATTTTATTAAGAATGTCTTTAGCAATGTATGCTGCTCCATTTGATGATACACCTATTTCGAATAATAATAATGAAAAAGATGATATTTATAAAAAAAAACAAACTCATAATAAAACACAAAAAAATTATTTAAAAGAAACAATTGATCATGATAAAGTGAATTCAGTTTTACAATCTATACATTCAAACTTAGAAGAAGAGGATGAAGAAAATAATTTAGGAACTTTCAATCCTCCACCTAAACCTCAATCATCTGGTGTTCTTAAAACGAACCACACTAAAGAAGCTATGCATAATTTAAGTAGTAATGTTTTAACCAAATCATTAGGATTGCAACCCTTACCTAATTATGGTGATAGTTCTGAAAATTTAGATTTAAATAATTTTTCGTCCAATTATGGGGATAATAAGAGCGTAGAAGAATATTATAAAAAATATATTCCGAATTATACAAATTCTACCAATAATAATCCTTATAATTATCTAAAAAAAAAACAACAAACGAATTTACCCAGTAATAATCGTATGTATTATTCCAATAATTATAATAATAATCCTATTAGTGAAAATAATGAACCACCCACGATGGAAAACGATGTATTATTACAAAAGTTAAATTACATGATTAGTTTATTAGAAGATAAACAAGATGAAAAAACAAATAATGTAACAGAAGAAATTATACTCTATTGTTTTTTAGGCGTATTTATTATTTTTATAGTAGATTCATTTACACGTGTAGGAAAATATGTCCGTTAAATCTAGAATTTCAATATTATAAATGAAATTCTAGATTTAGAAATAAAAGTTTAGTTTAGTTTAGTTTAGGTAATTTTAATTAATAATCAACACTTTTTTAGAAGGGAAAGTTGGATAAGCAAAGTTATAAAAAAAATAAGCAGTTGGACTAATGATAGTTGGTTTATTTTTAATCATTAAATTATTAATAATTATATTATTATGGGATATATTTTCAATAGCGGAATATCCAAAATGAAACTTATTCGCAATATGCCAAAAAATATTTTTAAATCCGAGAATAAATACATCGGTATTTTTATTTATATGGATAGATGCAAAACAAGTTAATACTTCTAAATCCTTAGAAAGGAAAGTAGATGTTTTTCTAAAAAAAAACGAAGATATTATGGTTTGTTCTAATAAAATTACATAAATAAAGATATTATTTGTTTTTAATAATTCTATAATATTGGTTATTTCTGGGAGTATAATAATATCAAATAGGAATGTATTTTCTTTTAAAAAGTCATTTAAAAAATGTATATTATGAACAGTTATTTCTAAAATAGAATAAATTCCCATTAATTCTGGTGGTTTACACCACTTATCTACTTTAAACCCATAAGTATTGTATACAGTTAGTGGAACAATACCTGTTAATTTCCCTTCTCTCTTGAATAAAGAAACAGAAATCTTTTTATTAATATGTCTTTGATTATATTCATGTGTTTGAATTATTTCTGGAGCAATACCTTTATTCCTATTTTCTTTATGAACACATAAATAGTCTACATAATATATATTCATTTTTGCATTACTATTTCCATTATTTATTGTTAAATATAAAGGTCTTGATGTCATAACAGATATAATTTTTTTAGAATGAATAATTGTTTGGGTTTTTGTATCTAAACTATGTTCATCTATAGTATAATAGGAAAAAAAGCAAGGATGATTGTGACTATTAAAATATGGAAATATATTATTGTTATTAGGTAAAAAATGGTTTCCATTATTACGAAGAAAATTATTTTTAATAAAAAAAATAAATTTATTTTTTTCTTGTACAGTTAATTTGGTATATAAAATAGTTTCAATATTTTTAAAATTAGTATATCTATTTTTTTCTGGTAATGAGTGTAATATTATTCCTGGTGGAAAAAAAGTATAGTGTAAATCATAAATATGAAATACCGGTTGTAAAGACCAAAATCTAAATTTCCATTTTATATATATTTTAATGAATAGGAGAAAAAAAAGAATTAAAAATACTAAAATGAATAAATAACTATAATTAATCATTATGATTATAATTAAAAATTATAATAATAAATATAATTAATTGTATAATATCATTTTCTAAATTACTCTTGTAAATCTTCCAAACTTTTTAATTCTAATAATTCTTCATGCCCGTATTTTTTAAAAAAATATTCCTGTTTTAATTTTATATCATCAAAAGATAAATACAGTTCTGTATTTTCAGTTGTCGTGTTACTATTCTCTTCTATAATTTCCTCATTATCTAATGTACTTTCCTCCTTTTCTTCTTCTATAATTTCCTCATTATCTAATGTACTTTCCTCCTTTTCTTCTTCTATAATTTCCTCATTATCTAATGTACTTTCCTCCTTTTCTTCTTCTATAATTTCCTCATTATCTAATGTACTTTCCTCACTCTCTCCTTCTATAATTTCCTCCTTTTCTTCTTCATCCTCATTTTCTAAATTTGGCACAGTACTTTTAGATTGAATTATTTCTATTTCTTCTTTTTTATTATATAGAATAATTGGTTCTTCATTAAATAAACCTATAAGTATATTGTTAAAAAAAGAGAAAACATTCATTTATATATTAAATAAATATATATTTTTCTTTAACAATATATCTATTATTATTTTTTAAGTTGGTTTAGTAAGTATATATAAATATTGATAATCATATGCGCATTTCATTAAATCTATTTTTCCTTGAATTAAAAAACCAATATTTTGTGCCTTAGTTAAAATTTCATCTTCTGTTTCCATAAAAAATTGATGTTCTTGTTTTCTACTTTTATTTTTATTCTTAAATTTAAATGTTTCTTGGAAAGTAGCAATACTACTAGAGGTATTTAACTGAAAGTTTGCACTATAAATAAAGTCATCAAATGCCACCTTAGAAGACGTAATTCTCTGTTTAGCATATCTTTGTGGAGAAACAATTAATAGTGGGTTTGCTACTGGTAATATAGGATCAAAATCATTTCTATCCACTAAATGAACAACTAAATATCCACCTGGCATTAACCAATCAAAACAATTTTGAAAAAATGTTTCTTTATTTTCCAAATAATAAATAGTAAAATACATACATAAAATATGGGTAAAGGAATTATGTTTAAATTGCAAAGCATTATTTACATCTCCTTGTTCAAAATTTAATTTTGGATAATTTTCTTTTGCTTTTTTAATCATTGAACTTGAAATATCTAAACCTGTTGCATTAAAACCTTTTTCATCTAATAAAGCAACATGATGTCCAGTACCACAACCAATATCTAATATAATACTTTCTGTATTTGGAGTAGTTAGATTAATTATTTCACCAATCTCAAATTCGTCTTTTATTTTATTATAAACTAATTGATCATATATATTTACATAAAAGTCATCATAAAGTTTAGATCCTGATAAAAAAACAAAAGCATCTTGTTGCTCAAAACCTTCTTTACGGATATTTATAGACTTAAAAAAAATAACTAAAGCTAATAAAATAACAATAAATAATAATATTTTTCCCCAATTAGATAATTTATAATAAGATTGTATTATTGAATTAAAAGGATTTTTAAATTTCATCTATATGTATAGTTAGTAAAATAATTGTATGTTTTTTATTATATGAATGAATGGGAAATCAACGATAAGAGAGATATAAAAGAATTCAAAGGAATTACATTTTCCAAATTTAAAAAAACGGATGTAAAAAAAGAATTTCTAAATAGTCTTATCCAATCTAAAATTGAACCGGCCTGTTACTGGTGTGCAGAATTAATATGCTCTGGTCATTATACTGATATTTGGGATACTATTATTTATATTTATAGTAAAAATATACATGGTGGAAATCCTAAATTAGCTAGTTATTTAGAATTAAGAGTAAGTAATTTTAAAGATATAATTAATAGTGGATATCTAGTTTCTCCATTAAACATGCGTAATAATGAAAAAATTAGAAAACTATTTAGTGAAATAATATGTATTATTTGTGATGCTAAAAGAAAACATAGCTTCGATGAAATTAAAGTAAAAAAAGATGATTTTGACCTTACGGTAATGACAGATCGATTTAAAGCTCCCAATATACATTTTGGAGATGATTATATATTAGAGAATGATCCAAAGGAATTATTTATTGCTATTAATGAGTTAGTTTATAGTATTTCACAAAAAAATAATTTATCTGTTTGCTACTGGATGGAGTGGATTATAGAATTTGAAAATATATGTAAAAGTAAGAAAGAAAAATGTAAATGTGAAAGAAGAAATAATATTCCAGTGGATACTAAATACCAAATGGATATTATATGGATAATATGGAGTATTTATTTAAAGCATGCACAAGATACCAATAACTCATTAATTGAAAAAATTATGAAAAGCTTATTAAATTTATTTTGTTTAAAGTATGGTCCAGGTTCCATAAAAAAAAGGAAATTTTTGTTATATTTTGCGGCTTCTTTGATTACAGAAACAATTAATTTGTCTGAGGAAATTGTACGTGAAAAACAAAAAGAAATTATTATAAATGTAACTAAAAACATAAATTCTATTTATAAACAAATAAAAAAAAATGAAGAAACACCCGGAACCAATTATTTATTTAAAGATATCAAAACAACTAATTTAGAAAAAACAATTGAAAAGTTAGAAACAATGAATAATTTTGGGGAAACATTTTTACCAAGAATTTAATATAAAAATAATGATGTAATATATGGTGAAACAATTAAAAAAAAATAATAAAACTCGTAAAATTAAAATAAATAGTAAAACACAAATTTTTGAAGAACAGATAACAATTGTATTTTTAGAAGTTTTATTGATGATTAAATTATATCATTGGAAAACGCATAGTTATGCTACTCACAAAGCAACCGATGAGTTATATACCAAATTTAATGAAAATATGGATAGATTTATTGAGGTGTTGTTAGGGAAAACTTCTTCTAGAATAAGTCTAACCAAACAAAAATCTATTCGGTTAATGGATTTTACGAATGTTGATTCGCTTAAACAAAAAATAAATGAATTTAAAACCTATTTAGTTAATTTAGATACGAATGCGTTTATGAACAAAATGTCTAATGCAGACTTATTTACAATTAGAGATGAAATTATGGCAGATTTAAATCAATTTTTATACTTATTAAGTTTTCATTAAAGGTAAATTTATAATTAAATATATACTACCATTAATTAATCCATTGCATTAATAATAAAAATTTAATATATATATTTTTATTATAATGGATAATACAAATTCGAATTTAAATTATGGGTATACGAGTGAGGAAGTTTATGATAACTCAATAAGTTTAATAGATTGGATTAGAAGTATTTCTTGGCCAATTTGGTTACTATTATTTATAATTTTAGCATTTTTAGGTTTTAATATATTTACTTTTATATCTAATGGAGCTGAAGATATAGGTTCCTTTTTAAATACAGTAATTGATAAAATTAAACAATCTGGACATTTTATGGATACCGTTAAAAATACCATTTTTGTTTCTGCTACTGGTGCAGAAGCAATAGTAGATAGCACTGCTAAATTATCTGATGATATATTAAATGAAATTCAGGAAACTACTGATATACATATGGGATCCAATGGAACAAAAAGTAATACACCTACTACTATGAATAATAATACACCTACTGTTTCAAATCAAGTTTCAAATCAAGTAGCTTCTACCACTAATCCTTCTACGCCAATAAATACTTCTACTTCTAGTACTAATAATTTACAAGTTTCGTCTAACTCTTTAAATAATTCAATACAACAAGGTGGAACCAATAATAATACCAATTATGATTATCAAGCAGATGATTCATCTAGTTCTATACAAAACCGTGTGACAAAAGGTGGTTGGTGTTTTATAGGAGAAGATAGAGGATTTCGTAGTTGTGCAGAAGTTTCTAGTAGTGATTATTGTATGTCTGGAGATATATTTCCTACTAATGAAGTATGTATTAATCCAAGTTTACGAGCATAAATGATTAAGCCGGTTTTAAATATTTAACTCCTTGAGGCCATTTATTTCCTGAATTATTCATTGTAGTTTGGTTTTTTGGATAATAAGTTGGTAGGCCACCATTATAACATAACAACGTTATTGGTCCAGGAACATCAGATGAAGAAGTTAAGTTACAATTAGCGCTATAGGTTTGTTTAATTAACTCTCCTGTACATGTATTAACACTACTGGAACAGATTAGCGAACCTCCATTATGAATAACAATGGGGGTCGGTTCGGGTGGGATATAAGGTGGAAAAGGTTTAATATGAGGATTATATTTTGGTTTAGGTGGCGGTTTTGGAGGTTTTATTGGTTTATTATTAATATTATTTGAATTAGAGGTTGGGTATTTTACTGGTGGAACAACTGGTTTTTTACATTCTGTTGTGGGTAAAATGGTTGGTATTCCTTCGCTTGTAACATTTCCTTTAATATTTACTCTTTTTAAACTATTTGTATTTGGATTAGAATAAGAAGAACTTTGGGTACCCCACGTTGTATTACGGTTAACCCATTTACCCTGAGCAATTTTGGAATATTTACCATTTTTAGTTAAATTAGCGCTATTACCTTTATACTGTAGTATATTTCCTTTAACTAACATTTGTAATTCATATATTACATTGTTTTCAGGAACATATTTTTGTAATAAAGGTATATATATTAATCCATTCGTAGATGAGGTTGAAGGACATCTATTCTCAACTCTTGACCATTCACGAGGTGGGGTAGGATTATATTTATTACCTAAACATGACATTTATATATAAATAATTATATATAAATATTTATTTGTTATTAGACTTAGATTTATCAATTGTAAAAACAATATCATCATATCTATTTTTATTCATTCTTAGATCATACACTTTAATAAATGGCTTTAAATATTCAGGAACGACATTTTTTAAAATATCAATCCAACCCATTGATTGGACGTCTTCTATCATTAATATGCCATCCTCTGTCATAATTTGAGAATATAGTTGTATAAATAAAATCATACTTTCTAATGTATGAGGTCCATCATCTAATAAAAAATCAAATTTAATATTTGTATTTAATAATTGAGTATTAAAAAAATCAATATCATATGCATTTGTCGAAGTATATAATTTAATTTTGTTATTATTTTTTAATTCATCGCTAACGTGTGCTATATCCATTATATCAATTCCATAAACATTTGCATTAATAAAAAAATCGCTCCATAATTTAATACTTCCGCCATTTTGAATACCTATCTCTAATATATTTAGTGCTGTATATTTTTTTTCTTCTAATAGTGATTGATATAAAGGTAAATAAGAATGCGTAGTATTTTTATCAGTATTTGAATTATTAACTATATCTACCAAATTCATTTATATATACAAAGTTTAAAAATATTAAGGATTATACATATTGTTAGAATCTGCAAAATACCATTTTAAGGATAAATAATCAGGTTTTGTATAATTCAAATTAGAATTATTTGCGGTAGATGTACTAGCCCCCCCATGTACTAAATTTTGAATAGCGGATGTTCCTAAAGCATAGTTATAGTACCATAAATTAGATATATACCCATCAAATCCGCCATTTAAGGCTAAATAAACATCACCATAATTTTGTTTAGGTACTCCAGATAATTCTATACTTCTAGATATAGTTCCATTTATATATATATCTAGAGTTGTATTTATACACCTAACAATTACACTAACCCATTTATTAATAGGAATATCTGGAATAACAATTTCTTCATTAATATCATTAAAAGTATTCATAATTAATAATAATTCATTTGTATTTGGAGCTATATATAAACCAGGTGCATTATTTGGATAAATTAGCCCTGAAGCGATGGTTTGCCCAGGCGCAGGCGTACCATTTGGGTAATTTCCTTTATGAAAAATATGTTTATATTGACCAGCATTATATTGTAAATCTTGTATGTATATCCAAACTGACCAGGTAAATTCTATACCTTCTCTAGCATTAACGGAACGAAAAATGGTTATAGAGTTATTTTGATTTGGATCTTGAGGTATACTCATAGATTGTTTTGCATTAATCATACCATTTAATAAATGAGGAGATCCATTTACTCTTAAAAAAATGGTACTTATTAAAGCAATTCCTAAACGTAATAAAACAACAAATAATATTATAACTAGTAATAAAAATATAAATTTTGCTACTAAACTATTAGATCCAAAAAAATTTCTTATATCCGATCCAGTTTTATTTATTGAAAAACCATTATATGTACTACTCATTTATATATATTTATATATATTTATAAGAAATATTTATAAGAAATATATTTAATATTTTTAAATATAGTATTAATTTTATTAAATTGTAAAAGAACTTTTGGTCGTTCCATTATCCTCAAAAGAAACCTTAACTTGGAAATCACTATTAAATACACTAGTTCCGTATCCTTTATTATAAACATTCCAAGCCTGTTGAGGATTTAATGGGTTAGGCCAATATTGTAACTTGGCTGTCCATCCATTAAACCCGCCTTGTGGTGTAACATATACATTTGCGTTATTATTTATCATTGATACCCCAGGTAATAAGCATGTTCTAACTAATTTTCCATCTACATATACATCTAATGTACGTCCATAAACACTAATTAATAGGTTAACCCAACGTTGAATTGGAATATTATTTACTTGACAAGTATGAACAACTGCTTGTGCAGTAGGAGGGTTAGATGTATTTGTGGAAGCAGATATCTGATCTAATCCAGGATAACATCCTAAAGCAATAAAAATATTATTTTCCATTCCTCCTAAATAAACAACAGGAGAAGGATCCACTCCACTTATTCCATTAATAGAACCTGTCGTAGGAGCCGAACTACTAGAGTTCATACGACCAAATATTACTTTTTCCTCGCCATACCTATAATTCCAATCTTCTATATAAAACCATATAGAATATGCAAAATTATTGGCATTTCCGGTTGCACTTTTTGATAAAGAAGAAGCGCTAATAGTTGTCATAACTTCACCATTAACTATACCGGATAGAGCAGTTGCTTCACGAAACAAATAGCGTATCACTATATATATCAAAACTATTATAGCAATAGTAAATAAAATACCTGCGACTTTCATTAGTATATTATAGATTTAGAAATTTTCTAAATCAATAATAAGTTTTGTTTATTAAAAAATAGGTATTTATAGAGTAATTACTACAAACTGTATAAATTAAATAAAATATATATTTAAAGTATTTAATATCCGTAAAATATTAATTTTGTAATGAGGTAATCGTTTTAATTATAGTGTCGTTAGAATTATCAACAATAGGAGGAGATTTATTTTTTACCATGTTATAAATATAATAAATATTACTGGATTTAAGAGGGTAATTAAAATACACTAAATTACAAATTCCTCCTCCTATTCCATTTAAAGACCCAACTGATAATATATCTAATGTTTTATAAGGTATAGGTCCTAATTGACTTTTTACTAATTCACTATTTAAAAATATATCTAAAGCCCCACTAGATACATTAATTATTATATTATTCCATTTTTGTAATAAAAAATTATTTTTTGTGTAAATTATTTTATTTCCATTCGCATCTAGCTCGTTAAGATTATTTGATTTATCTATAATACCATTTTCTTTTATAGTAATTTGTAAAGTATTCATTTTTCCGTTAAAAAGTACGTTTATTTGATCACCATAATTTAAAACAGGAACGAATGTTTCATAAGAATAATTTGTATTAGGAGGGTACGAATTTATATATAACCAAAATGAAATAGCATATTCATAATTCAACTCATTAGAACCATTCAATTGTTCATAAGATGCAATTATATTTTTTTTATTCGTATTTATTGGTCTATTAATTAATAAATTTCCTCCTTGAGTATTTATTTTTTGTTTTAAAAATGGTATTTTCACCCACATAAAAAATAATAGCAATACTACTAGCAATAATAAAATAGAACTTATAATTCCGGTATTATAAATAGTTTCTTTTTTTATACCATTAACTAAACTAGTGAATATTCCAACTATAAATGGTACAATAAACCCAACTATTTGTTTTATAAACCCGAATATAGATGAATTATTATTCATATTGAAAATTTTATATATCAATGCTAATATAATCAAAATTATACATATATTTAATATTAAGGAAACTATTTTATTTGTATTATTTAACGGATCAACAAAATAAAAGAATAAGAATAATAAACCACCTATAAATCCTCCACCCAATATAATTAATAATATTTTATAAAAATAGTTGATAGGAGGAGGCGTTTTTTTTTCATTTAAATTAGTTGTTAAACTTGTATTTCCTTCTTTATTATAGGCATAATTATACCATGAAAGCATCGTAATAAGTATTGTACCAATTAAAATAGAAATTAATATTACAGACCCAAAATAATTAGTAATAACATTATAAGGGTTAATAATATATAATCCAGTTAAAAAGATAAGAAATAAAATAAAAAATATAATATATTTTAATTGTTTGTAAAATAAAGTTTGTTTTTCAGTATTAAGTTTAGTATAGGAAGGAAAATAACTAGAACGTATATGTAGATATAAATGAATAAAAAAAACTATTAATAAAATAACAAGTAGTATAACTGAAATAATAAAATATTTATTCTTTATTATATCTTTTTTAAGATCAGTCATAATATATGTTTACAATATATATACATTTTATTTAAAGATTTAAAATAGGATTACTATATTCCCATATTTTCTAATGCTGTTTTTTTCCCATGGCATTCTCTACATAAAGCTACTAAATTATTAACATCATTTCCTCCACCATATTCAAGTCGTATTTTATGATCTACTTCGAACCATGCGTTTAATTGAGAATTACAGTTATCGCATTTCCAGTCTTGTTGTGAAGCAACATATTTTTTTTTTGTTTCACTAACAGACCGTTTAGTAGTACCTTTTCCAGATGTTAATATTCTTTTTTCTTGATGATTATTTTCAATATTGTTAAATGTTTCCATAAATCCCCCATGTTGGGAAGAACTAGAACTAGTTAAATCAAAAATAGGTGAAAAAAATTCAAGGGATGATTTATCAATCGGCATATATTTAACTACATTATTCGCATATAACAACATATTTTTCCCCTGTTGAGGTGATCTTTTTAATAATAAATAAATGCCTACTCCTAGTAAAGCAAAAAATATCATTTGATAATATTTTTTCCATGATAGTAATAATTTTCTATATTTTCCGTCATAATACGTATCATAGATAAAAAATAATGTAATTACAATTATAAATAATTCTAATTTCATTCTATAAAATAATAGTATATAAATATAATTACTTATATTTCTTATTGGTTTTTGTTTTTGATTTAAAAGTTTTTTTTTTAATATACACCCTTAATTTTCTTGATTTCTTTTGTTTCCTTGTTTTTTTTAATTTACCAAATTTATTATTCTTTTTTCCTCCTTGACTAACTAAATAAACCATATCATATCTCATTTTTTTGGTAGCATTCTCATCATCATCCTCATCATCATAATCGTCATCGTCATCCGAATAATAAATGCTCTGTTCCTTAATAACAAAACCTAATTTTTCGTAAAAGATTTTGACATTATCATAACATGTTAATTTAATTTTGTACATATTATTTACTTTTGCAAAATCTTTAACTGCGTTTATTAAGAAAGTTCCTTGACCCATAGATAAACCTGGAACGCAAATACCTAAAATATTAATTGTATCTTGATTTATATCAAAGTTAATTAAACCGCCAATATCCTTAGTTTCTTTATTTAATGTATAAAAGGTTATTCCAGAAGCTAAATATCCTTTTAATTCGTGTGTTGATATGGATTGATTGGAACGACAAAAATTAGGAATAGATAAAATTTTTTTTTGTATTTCTGAAATACTTTGATTACTAGGTATTAGTAATGAATAATTATATTTATTATAAAAGTTATTGGTTACTATATAATATAACTCCATTAAATATATATTATATAAATATTACAAAAAAAATAAAATAATATTTACATTTATCTAAACGAATAATTTTTTCTTGTTTTAAATAAACTACTATTAATATTTTTACTTTTTGTTTTAGATTTGCTTTTCGTTTTACTTAAAGTTCGAGTTAATGCATTATTTGTTTTATAATATAAAGTTTCTTCTTTTTTAAATAATGGATTTAAACTATGTAAATCCTTTACAAGAGTAGTAATATCTAATGGATGAATTGTTGGTTCATACAAGTATTTTATAAAAATATGTTTTATTTTATTATAAATTTCCATTTCGTTATTTGATAAGGTATAATAATTTTCATAATAAATTTCTAAAATAGGATAATAACTTGTAATAAAACCATATACGTCTGTAATTTTTATAAATACTTCATTTAAATAATTTGCAAAATAAATATTTTCATTTTCATTTCTATTTTTAGAATAATGTATTAGTATCTTGTATATATAATTGGTAATATATGGAATAGTGTAATTATTTTCAATCCATTTAAGTTTTTTTTTATTATCCATTACAAGATTTATTTCCGATAATGGTATTTCAGTAAAAAATAATTTATTCATTATAGAATTAATAAATTTAAAATGTCCAGCACCTCTTTCTTTAAGCCAATAATTTATATATTTAATTATAAATTCTTTTAGGGCCTCTTCTTTCTTTTCATTATTTGTATTTTGCTCTAGTAAAAAAAGATTGTATTTTTCTTTAAAATAAGAAGAAAATAAAATAATAGAAAATGGTGTATTAAATTGAAATGGCCTATTTTTCCATGTTTTTGGAAGATTATTCATTTTAAATGGATTATAATAGGTGGAAAGACCCCAATCGATTAGTCTAGTATAACGAGGTTTATGTTTCTCTATTAATATATTGGAATCTTTAATATCACAATGAAAAATATATTTTTCATTCATTGGTATTATACCTTTTTCTAATAAATGAATAAGACTATTATTTAGTTCAATCATTGTGTAGTAAGAACCATTGGTAATAACAAAATCATCAATTGGTAATCCACCATCTGGCATATTTAATGTTAATAATTTATCTAATGATCTATTAATATTATATTTATTAATACCCTTCTTAGGTAAAGCTGTACATTTGTTAAAATTATTTATATCATCTTCCATTAAAGGCGCCGGAACACATAAACTAAAATTATCAATTAAAAAATAATTCTTGTAATTTGGAATAGTTTTTATTATACTTTCGAATTTCATTACATCATTATATTCTTCTATAGCATATTTTTTTAGCATTAATTTAGAAATTTTATTTTTCTCTCTTCTTGTATGATTATTACATCTTAACGAAGGTTTAAATACACATCCAAAACCTCCTGAAGCTATTACTTTACCTCCTTTTTTATTTTGTGTCATATGTTATTACTTATATTATACAATATATTTTAAATCTTCAAAGGTCTAAATTAAAATATTTTATTTATCATAATAAGTATATATAAATATTATAAATAATATAATTAGAGTGAAGTAAATAAATTTTTGTTTTATTTTATAAAATTCTTTCCATTTTTCATTACTAGGTTTATAAAATTCATAATAGTCGGAATAAAATTTTTGCAGACTAACTATAGGTTTATCTATTTTTTCATTTATTTTATTGTGAATAAAATGAACCCATTTGATAAACGAATCGCGATTATCTAAATAAGGAGTTATAGGATAGGTATCTATTAAATTACTAAACTCGGTTGATATATTTTCAATAGGAATAAATAAAGGGAAATTTTGAATAAATTCGTAGTATTTTTTTTTTGTTACTGAATTTGGATATTTCGGATACGACAATGCAATAGTATTTAAAAAAAACCAATAATGTGGTCCCCACACTTTTGGGTCTAATGCCATTTCAATAAAATAATATAAAAACAAAATTGTTTAAACATATATACATTTTAATGAATAAAAATAATTTTTGTAATAATTGTGGAAAAATAGGTCATTTATTTCACCAATGTAAATTACCAATTACAAGTTATGGAATAATTTTATTTAGATATTTTGAAAATAAAATACAATTTTTAATGATTCGTCGTAAAGATTCCTTCGGGTATATAGATTTTATTCGAGGAAAATATTCCATTAATAACTTGGATCATATTCAAAGTATTATTAACGAGATGTCTATTTATGAAAAAAAAAAAATTTTAACGGAAAATTTTGAAACTCTGTGGAAAAATATGTGGGGAGATACCTATAATTCTCAATATAAAAATGAAGAAACTTTATCATCTAAAAAATTTGAAACATTAAAAACTGGAATAGTAATAGATAATAACTTACATACATTAGATATAATTGTACAGTTAAGCAATACTGAATGGAATGAAACGGAATGGGAGTTTCCAAAAGGTAGAAGAAATTTTCAAGAAAGAGATATTGATTGTGCTATCCGTGAATTTACGGAAGAAACAGGATTATCTGAAAAAAATATTCATGTATTAGAAAATGTACTACCTTTTGAAGAAATATTTATTGGTACAAATTTTAAGTCTTATAAACATAAATATTTTTTAACTTATCTAGATTATAATGATATTGATAATATAAATAATAATTTATTTAATTTTCAAAAAACAGAAGTAAGTAAAATAGAATGGAAATCCTATGAAGAATGTTTAGAATCTATACGTCCTTATAATTTAGAAAAAAAAAAATTAATTACAAACATTTATAAATTGTTAAAAGAATATAGATTATATTCATAATATATAAGTATTATGTCTAATAAAAAAACGCTAATAATAGAAGAAGAAGAACCTGAAATAAATTCTTCCTCCTTGCTTAATAAGCCCATAACTTTATCTAATTCTTTAAATGAGCCAAATTCTATTATTAGTAATGTAACTTCTTCTGTTTTACCTACACCAACCATACCTAGTGTTTCCTTAAGTTATCCTAACGTAATAGAAACGAAAGATATTGAAGATACGAAAGATATATTGAAGAAAAATGAAAATGAAATTTCCAATAATGTAGAATTAAAAAAATTATTTGACAGTGTTAATTGTGAAGGAGAAAATTTATATTCCAAAGGCTGCAATCAGTTTTTATTAAAAAAAGAATTAGTAGAACGCGAATATCTTGAAAAAAATAGCAGTGAAAATGATTATTTATATCCAAATTTAAATGATCCTAATTTTATTCTTAAAATAGCCGAAAAAAAAGAATTTAATGATACTCAATACGATGGAAAAATTCATCCTGATGTAAAAGAATATGCGGATGCTTTAAGTAAAATGGAATTTGAATTATCTCCACACCAAGCCTTTGTACGTAATTTTTTATCTTCCCAAACACCCTACAATAGTTTATTATTATATCATGGGTTAGGTTCAGGTAAGTGTCATGCGAAAGGAACACAAATTTTAATGTTTGATGGATCTATAAAATTAGTGGAAGATATTATTCAAGGTGATTTCTTAATGGGAGATGATTCAACCCCTAGAAAGGTATTATCTCTCGCTAATGGGATTGATAAAATGTATGACATCATATATAAAAATGGGAATAAATATAGAGTTAATAAAGAACACATATTATGTTTACGAGAGAAATTTAAGGAGGATATCACAGAAATATCTGTAGAAGATTATATTCAATTACCCAAATCTCAAAAAAATATTCTTAATGGTTATAAAGTTTCAGTTGAATTTGATGAAAAAAAGGTTGATGTAGATCCATATGAATTTGGATTAACTTTATTTAAAACAAATAAAAATATTCCTAATGATTATAAATTAAATTCTAAACATAATAGATTAAAATTACTAGCTGGAATAATAGATGGTATTGGTAATATTAGTTTTGATTTAAATCAAATTGAAATTATACTTGACGACCCTTATTTAGTAAAAGATGTTGTATTTTTAATAAGAAGTCTAGGGTTTGCAATATCCGTTGAAAAAAGTGAAACATTTGAATATGAATATTTAATTTCCATTTCTGGAAAATTAGAAAATATACCTATGGTAAAAGTCAAATATTTTTGTTCCGATATAAATATAGATTATTTAACTTATTCCATTGACGTTAAATATATAAAGGAAGAGGAATACTATGGATTTACTTTAGATGGAAATGGTAGATATTTAATGGGAGATTTTACAGTAACACATAATACATGTAGTGCTATTGGCGTTTGTGAAGAAAATAGAGATTATTCTAAGCAAGTTGGATTAACAAAACGAATAATTATTGTTGCTTCTAAAAATGTACAAGATAATTTCCGTTTACAATTATTTGATGAGAGAAAATTAAAAAATATTGATGGTATATGGAATATTAAGGGATGTGTAGGTAATAAGTTACTGAAAGAAATAAATCCGTCTGGTGTTGTAGGATTAACCCGAGAAAAAATAATAAGTCAAATTAAAGGATTAATAAATAATGCTTATTTATTCTTAGGTTATGGGCAGTTTGCAAACTATATTATTAAAACAGCTTCTATTGAATCGGGAACCTATAATTCGGATAAAGAGAAAATGAATAGAGCTGTCAAACAATTAAGAACTGAATTTGATGGAAGACTAATTGTTATTGATGAGGTTCATAATATACGCATGACTGAAGATAATGAAAATAAATTTGTGGCTTTAAATTTGGAATTATTAGTGAAATCTGCGAATAACCTACGATTATTATTATTATCTGCTACACCAATGTATAATAGTTATAAAGAAATAGTTTGGTTAATTAATTTAATGAATATTAATGATAGACGAGGTACGGTATCCTTAAATAGCATCTTTAATAAAAATGGAGAGATGAAAGACGAAGGTAAAGAAATTTTAATTCGGAAAGCTACCGGATATATATCGTTTGTTAGAGGAGAAAACCCTTATACTTTTCCGTACCGTATTTACCCTACAGAATTTGCAATTAATAATAGCAAAAAAAAAAATATACTTCCTACTATCCAAATGAACGGAAAAAGTATTGAAAATTCAAATATGATAAATATATTAGATCTTTATTTATTAAATATTGGGAAAATTCAAAAATACGGATACGAATATATAGTTAATAATTTAAAATCTAAAAATACAAATATAACTACTAAAAAAGGCGAGGTAAGAATAATGCCTTCTTTTGAAGATATGGAAAAATTTGGTTATACCTTACTTCAGAAACCATTAGAAGCTCTTATTATTGTATACCCTTATGATGGTTTAGAAAAAGTGGATATAAAAGAAGCCTATAAGAAGGAGGAACAAGAAGAAACCCCAACTCTACATATTCCTACGTTGATGAATACGGCGACAAAGACAAAGTCTCTTGAAACAACCCCAGAATTAAATATTACGAATCGTTCTTCTACAGAATTATCTATTTCTTCTTTTAAAGGAGGAAACTATATAGATCCGAATGAGTTAACAGGAAAAGAAGGGTTAAAAAGAATAATGAATTTTAAAGATGAAAAAAATCCTCCTGAAAAAGGATCTTTTGAATATAAATCTAATAAATATGGAAATATTTTTTCTCCGGGAGAAATAGGAAAATATAGTTGTAAGATTAAAAATATATTAGATAGTATTGTTTCTCCTGATGGGTTAGTATCTGATGGCATAATATTAATTTATTCTCAATATATTGATGGCGGATTAATTCCTGTTGCTCTTGCCTTAGAAGAAATGGGTTTTGTAAGATATGGTTCTAATAGTAATAATTTATTTAAAGTAGCTCCTAGCCCAAAAGTGGATGTTAGAACCATGAAACCGAAATCTTCTACAACAACTACATTTTTACCTGCTAGATATACTATGATCACTGGTGATGTTCGTTTATCGCCAAACAATGATTATGAGATAAATGGACTTACAGGAGATGATAATAAAAATGGCGAAAAAATAAAAGTGGTTCTTATTTCTAAAGCAGGATCAGAAGGAATTGATTTAAAATTCATTCGTCAAGTACATATTTTAGAACCATGGTATAATATGAATCGTATAGAACAAATTATTGGAAGAGCCGTTCGTAATTTTAGTCATAAAGATTTACCTTTTGAAAAACGTAATGTTGAAATATTTATGTATGCAACACTATTGGAAGATAAAAATAGAGAGTCTGCTGATATCTATGTTTATAGAGTTGCTGAATACAAAGCTATACAAATTGGTATAGTAAGTAGATTATTAAAAGAAACATCTGTTGACTGTATTATTAATTATGACCAAACTAATTTTACGAGAGAAATTATGGAAAAAGCAAACACTATACCAATTAAACAAATTTTATCTAATGGTATGGTTATAAATGATTTTAAAATTGGAGATTTACCATTTAGTCCTGCGTGTGACTATATGGAAACATGCCAGTATACATGTCATCCACAGATTAATAAAGATGAAATTATTATTAAAGAAGATACCTATAATGAAGCATTTATAATGATAAATTTAGAAAAAGTTATTCAGAAAATCAAAATGTTGATGAAGGAAAATTATTTTTACAAGAAAAAAGTATTGTTAGAACTGATAGATATACCTAAAGTTTACCCACTTGTACAAAAATATGCTGCATTAACTCAGCTTATTGAAGATAATAATGAGTTTATAACAGATAAGTATGGAAGAACTGGACATTTAATAAATATTGATGATTATTATTTATTTCAACCAAATGAACTTAAGTATAAAAATATATCCATTTTTGATCGTTCTGTTCCAATCGATTATAAAAGGAATATAATTAATTTTGAGTTAAAAAAGAATATTGAAAAAGAAGGACCTAATGAAATAAATAATCTAGAAGAAATTCAAACCTCTGCAAACCTAATTTTAGATAATTTAAAGGAAAAATATAATTTAGCTATTGAATATGAAAGTCCCGATAAAATAATAAAAAGAGGAGAAGATAATTGGTATAAATACTGCGGAGTTGCAATTCGACGTCTTGTAAATGGAGGTATGAAAAAAAAAATACTAGATGAATTATTAATTGATCATTTACTAGATAGTTTATTATTAAATGAAAAAAAGGATATATTAAATTATTTATATTCTTCCGAAAATACAATTTATAATGATACTTTTGAAGAAAAAGCAATGGAATATTTTCGTAGAACTGCTATTACATTTAAAAATATGTATAATTCGAAAAATACATCTACAATATTAATGTATAATATTGATAAAAAAGAAGAAATACTTATTTTAAATGATGAAACTAGTAAATGGAAAATAGCGGAACCTGAAGATATAAGGGAAATATTAGAAGCAACAGAAGTGAAAAATAAATGGATAATTAAAAATAATGAATTAAATACGTGGGTTGGATTTATGGGATATGAAAAACAAAATAGGTATTTAGTATTTAAAATAAAAGATATTAAGTCGAAACGTAATTCGGGTGCGCGTTGTGATGAAGGTGGTAAAGCCAAAACCCTTAAAATCTTAAATGAAGTTGTTGGGGAAGAAAGATACACAAGTGAAAGTACAAAAGGGTTGGTACAAATTGAATTATGTTGTTTATTAGAACTGATTATGAGGTATTATAATAGATTAAAAATAAATAATAAAATATGGTTTTTAAACTCCGATATTGCATTATTTAATAAATTTTGAAATGTAAAAAGAAGTCTAATAAATTATATATGGAACAAAATAATATAAATATTATTTATTAAAAAAAATATATAAAAAAATTGATTGGTATATATATAATAAAAATTATATATATAATCAATAATGCAAATTCCAATTATTAAATCCAATGCTTTTAAAAAGAAAAAAGAGCAAAGATTAATATCTATTTATGCCAAGTCCTTAATTACGCGTACTATAATAATACCCATTATAGCTATAGGTAAAAATATAAGTCAAATTATAGAAAAAACAGTTAAAGAGGCTTTTGAAGGTAAATGTATTACAGAAGGATATGTTAAAGTAGGATCTTCTATTATTATAACATACTCCAGTGGATTAATTGAGCGTGGTAGTAACATTTCTTTTGAAGTAGTATTTGAATGTGATATATGTTTCCCAGTAGAAGGTATGTTACTATCTTGTGTAGCTAAAAATATAACTAAAGCAGGAATTAGATGTGAAAGTGGAGATGAAACTCCGTCTCCTATCGTTGTTTTTGTAGCTAGAGATCACCATTACAATAATAATTATTTTGCTTCTGTTCAAGAAGAGGATAAATTAACTATTAGAGTAATTGGTCAACGTTTTGAATTAAATGATAAATATATTTCCATTATTGGTGAATTAGTAATACCATCCACTTTATCAGAGAAGCCAAAACTTGTAATTGAAAATAGTTAATTTTATTAATAATTATAAATAATATAAAGATTTTTTTTTTATACTATTTAATATGGAAATAGTAGATTGTTTTTATGAACAAGATCAAGTTCTATTATCTAATATAAATGATATTTCTAATGAAGAATTAAATTATATACGTGAATCAATAGAAAGAATGAGTAGGTTTAATCAAATAGAAGTACTTCGTATTTTAAAAAAAGGGAAAGAAGTAAATTTATGGGAAAACAAATATGGGGTTCATATAAATTTATCTGAAATAAGTAATGATTTAATTTTAGAATTAAAATCATATATTAGCTACGTTAATACACAAGAATTAACTTTGTATGAAATAGAAGAAGAAAAAGAAAAAGTCAAGAATATATATTTTACAAAAGATAATAAAGATATAAAAATTATTAATTCAATAGAAAATGGAATATCAAGAGAATAATATTATTTTGGATAAATCATTCCAAAATTATATGTTTACAGAAGATAGAATAAATTATTTTTTATCCTTTTCATTAGAAAATAATAAACAACAGAATATTCCTTTATCTACTAATATTAATCCGTTTATTCATAATAGTAAATGGAAATTTAAAACCAAGCCAGCTATTTTGAATAATAATAATACTAATGAAAAAAGTTGTCCTATTCCAAGGACAACTGATAGTTTTTGTCCCAAAAAACAACCATTTTTTATTCCTAAACAAAAAGATACTTTGTTTTGGTGTTTTTATGTGATGGTAAACGGAATTAATAAGTATGAAACCATTGACTATATTAATATAGTAGTTGAAAAAACAATGAAAATCGAATATATAGAAAAATTGCGAAAAAAAAAGGATTTAATTAAAACGTATAAATTTGCGTCTATTCTTCATATAGAAAATATGCTTGCAAATGAAACAAAAATTGATATTAAAACCTTTATGTCATTATGTTTACTAGAAAATGTAAATGTTTTATTTATTAATAATAATATTTTCTATGAATTGGAAATGAATAGTTTATCCAAATTTCATATTTTACATTTTTTTCCTAATAAATTTAGTTATGGTATAGAAGAGGAATTAGATACTTTAAAAAATATAGATATAAAAAGAGAAGAATATAAAAAATCTTTATATCAAATATTTAATTTGGATAAACCAATAAAAGCTATTTCTAGCTATAAATGTGAAGATTTAGTTGAAATTTCATCTAAATTGGGAATTAATATTATTAATAATGAAACAAAAAAACAAATGTTAAAAAAAGATATATATACGTTAATTATACAAAAATTATCTATATAATTATATTCAAATCTTTAATGAATAATGGTTTAAGCGTTTTTTCTAACTTAAAATTCAATTTATTATTATAAAAAATTGAATTTTAAATAAGAATATTAAAAATAGATAAATATATATATTAATGACTACTCTTAAAGAAAAAGAAGAAATTCTTGAAGAATTATTGAAAGAAGACGAGGAAATAGAATTAGAAATAAAAGAATTAAAAAAAACGTTATATCCTAAAAAAATAACTCCTCCATCTTCTAGCAATCTTCAATTACAATTCGAAAAAATAGTGAAAATTTATATGGATACTAATCCCTACATTAGAGGTACTTCTTCTAATAAAGAATTGGAAGTAAGGTTTGGTACAAGAGGAATAAAACATTTTACTAAAAATGATTATGACAATGTAATAAAAAAAGTAAAATCCTTAGGTTTTACATGTGTTAATGAAAATGGATTTTATAATTTACGTATTCAAAGTGAATTTTTAGATAAAAATACGGGAAAATTTATATTATCGAATGTTCGTGTAGAAGTTACAGGTATTACTGAAATTAAAGAGTATTGTGTTCATAATGATATTGCCAAAATTATTAATAAAGGCCCATCCTTAGTTAAATTTATAAAAAAAATACCAATGAAAGATGATAAAGGTAATAAAATTTACCCTGTAAATTTTGACGACTTCAATTTTCGTGTTTCACTACAAGCAGAAGAAGAAAGTTTTCGAACGCAAGGCTTAAATAAATTTATAATTGAAAATTGGCAAAAATCGAAAAAGAAATTTAGATATATTAATCGTGTTACGTTCACGCATCCGGATTATCCTATTTTAGTTGATATTAGTATTATAAAAATGACCAATGATTTAGCCTATACAACCGAAGACGCTGGATTATTTAGTCAACCTGAGATAATTGAAATTGAATTGGAAATTAATAATCACCAGGTGGGACCAGGTACTAATTTCTCTGAATATAAAAATGTATTAGATAGTTTAAGAAAAGTAATTAAAATTGTTTTGTCTGGTCTTCAAGGAACGAATTATCCTATTTCTTATCCAGAACAATCTGCTATTCAACAATCTTATATGAAATTACTTTATAATGATGCATATCATTCTTCCAAACGCATATATCCAAGTAATTTCATTGGCCCATCTTCCTATACGTTAGAAAGGAAAAATATGGAGTTATTAAATGAAAATTCAAGCGTTCCAAATATTCGTAATGATTTTACTGTAACGGATAAAGCGGATGGGGATAGACATATGTTGTATATTAATGAAACTGGAAAGATTTATTTAATTAATACATCTATGAATATTATTTTTACAGGAGCAATTACAAATGAAAGGTCTGTTTTCCATTCATTATTAGATGGCGAGTTAATTTTACATGATAAATCTGGTAAATTTATTAATTTATTTGCATGTTTTGATATTTATTATGTGAATAAAAAAGATGTTAGATCTTTTACCTTTATGCCTAAGAATAACGACATATCTAAAGCAAGATATTCCATACTAAAACATTTAGTTAGTATCTTAAAACCTATTTCTATTCTAAAAGATAATTTTTCTCCAATACGGATTGAAACAAAACGATTTTATCCATCTAATTTTGAAGATGTACAAAAAGAAAATAATATTTTTACCTCCTGTGAAACTATACTTTCGAACGCAAAATCGAATTTATACGAATATAATACGGATGGTCTTATATTAACACCAGCATATTTAGGTGTTGGTTCTAATGAAGTTGGTAAAGCTGGGCCATTGAAAAAAATTACATGGGAATATTCTTTTAAATGGAAACCTCCTCAATATAATACTATTGATTTCTTAGTAACAACTATTAAAACACCATCAGGGCAAGAAGATTTAGTTAAACAAATTTTCGAAGATGGTACTAATGTTCTTATGAATACACAATTAAATGAATACAAAACAATTATACTACGTTGTACTTTTATAGAAGAAAAACATGGTTATATTAATCCATGTCAAAATGTAATTGATGATTTACTACCTGAATTTAAATCAGATGAAGATAATAATGCTAAACAGGCTAAACCAGTTCAATTTTATCCTACTAATCCTTATGATCCTACCGCTGGTATGTGTAATATTATGTTAAAGAAAGATGATAATAATGTATTACAAATGTTTTCAGAAGAAAATGAGGTTTTTACTGATAATACTATAGTAGAATTTAGTTATGATTTAACAAAAGAGAAAGGGTGGCGTTGGGTTCCTCTTCGTGTAAGACATGATAAAACTAGTGAATTAAGACAAGGATTAAATAATTTTGGTAATGCATATCATGTTGCAAATAGTAATTGGCAAAGTATCCATAATCCAATTACCGAAGATATGATTAGTACAGGAATAAATATTCCATCCACAACAATAGATAGTGATGTATATTATAATAAAGGTTCGGGTGAAATAAAAACCCAAGCTATGAAAGATTTTCATAATACTTTTGTCAAAAAAATTCTAATCAAAAGTGTTTCTAAAAAAGGAGATATATTAATTGACTTTGCATGCGGTAAAGCAGGAGACTTTCCTAAATGGATAAATGCTCAATTATCTTTTGTATTTGGTGTTGATGTTTCGAGAGATAATTTGGAAAATCGTTTAGACGGGGCATGTGCTCGTTTCTTAAATTATAGAAAACAGTTTAAAAATATGCCTTATGCTTTATTTGTAAATGGAAACAGTTCTTATAATATACGTAATGGATCTGCTATGTTAAATGATAAAGCTATTCAAATTACAAAAGCAGTATTTGGTTCTGGTACCAAAGACGAGGATAGATTAGGGAAAGGAGTTTATAGACAATTCGGAAAAGGTCAGGAAGGATTTAATATATCTTCTTGTCAATTTGCAATTCATTATTTTATGGAAAATATAGATACCTTACAAGGATTTCTTAGAAATATAGCTGAGTGTACTAAGTTAGGAGGGTATTTTATAGGCACTTGTTATGATGGGAAATTAATATTTAATTTGTTAAAGAATAAATTACTAGGAGAAAGTATTCAAATAGTAGACAATGGGAAAAAAATATGGGAAATTACAAAGGGTTATGAAAGGGATATATTAGAAGATAATGTTAGTTGTATAGGATATCGTATTGATGTATTTCAGGAGTCTATTAACCAGACTATTCCGGAATACTTAGTTAATTTTGATTATTTAAATCGTATTATGGAAGATTATGGATTAAAAATAATTGATAATGTGGAAGCCCAAAATTTGGGGTTACCAGAAGGAAGTGGATTATTTAGTGAATTATATATGGTAATGATGGATGAATTAAAGAAAAATAAATCCAAATATAGTCAAACGAATGAATATAGAAATGCTGCCTCTATGAATGCTTTTGAAAAGAAAATATCCTTTCTTAATCGTTATTTTATTTATAAAAAAATTCGTAATGTAAATGCAGAAAAAGTAGAAATAGATTTAGAGGGCATTTCTGAATATGAAAAAATGGTGGATAAAAAAGAAAGCAATGTTTCTATTAAACAATTAAAAAAAGAAGAAAAGAAATTATCTCCTAAAATTAAAAAATTAAATAGGAAATTAGTTTTAGTTCCTGCTACAGAAACAATAGAAGAAGTACCTGTACAAACTATGAATACTCCCGAAATTATGATTAAAAAAATAGATCCTATCGTGGAGATAAATAAAGATTTACAAAGTATAGTTATGGAACCAGTTAATCTTGAACCAATAGAAAATATAGAAAATGTTTTGAAGAAAGATATTAAAAAAAGAAAACCTCGATCGGATATAGGTGTCAAGAGAGAAAAAATAAAAAAACCATTAATAATTATTGAAGAGTAATTAGAACTTAATTTATTATATAAATCATTTCATAGTAGATATTTAATAAAATCCTTGTATATTTATTTTTTTCTATTTAAGAATATTAATAATACTTAAATAGAAAATCATAATTCTTTATTAGTATAACTAATGAGTTATTATTTATTACCAAAACATAATAATATTATTAATATTGAAATGGGTTTTGAAACAAACATAATAAAACCATACACTAGTTTTAGTTTATATAATTATTATAATAAATTAATGAAAGAAAATACTTTTTTATTTGATAAAGTAGAAGATTCTGTTCATCTTATTCATCCATATCAATATATAGTTAATCCAGTACCAAGCTTGAAGTTACCTATTAGTAAAATTTCGAATGTTTCAACTATATTTTATGATTTATTAGATATTATTTATGTTTTAAATTTTAAAGACGTATTTTCCTTCAAATATAATCATTCTTTACATATTAGTACTAATTTTCATTCTTCTATACATTGTTTTCAATTTTTAAGTGAAAATACTCGTAATAGTAATATTGGGTTTAATAAGTTAAGTGACGTTTTTGAAAATGATTTATATTTTTGTAAAAAAAAAGAATTTGATTGGATTTTCATAGAAATACCTAACGTTGAATTTGAAATGATTAACTATTCTATTATAACATTACTTAACTTTTTAAAATTAATTTTTACTTCACAATCAAATAATGGTTGTTGTATAATAAAAATAAATAATTTATTTTATAAACCTTTAATAGATTTTATATATATATTATGTTCTCTTTATGAAAAAGTATATATTATAAAACCACAAACATCTAATATAATCGGTAACGAAAAATATATAGTTTGTAAAGGATTTATATTAAATGATAGTAAAACAATATTATATACACATTATTATAATATTTTAGTTTCTATTATAGATACATTAAATAAACAAACATATATTAAAAATATATCTTATATTATTCCCATAGACTTACCGTTATATTTTATAAATAAAATAGATGATATCAATATTATTATTGGACAACAATTATTAGAAACAATAAATCTTTGTGTAAATATTATTAAAAATAAAAATAGGGAATTAAAACTGGAAAATATTAAAAAAATGAATATTCAAAAATGTATTTTATGGTGCGAAAAAATGGGAATTCCATGCAATAAAAATATGGAAAAACCAAATATTTTTTTAAAAAATACGGAAAGTTTTAATGAATATATTTAGATCAATAATAATTTTTTTATGACAGATGTTATCAATTTTAAATTAAAAATCTGGATAAATTTGGGAAATATGTTAAACCTTTATTTGATATATTAATCATTTTTGTATCATCAGGTAAAGAATTTAAATATAATAAAGTTTACTATAAAAATAAACAGAACAATAAGAAATATATAAAAAGAAGAACATTAAAGGTTTATAAGGATTAACCAAGTCGGCATTTAAAATACGCGTTGCTCTAAATAAAGTTTCAAAGAAGTCAGGGAAAAATCATTTATTTTGGAATATAATAAACTTATTAATTTATAAATTTGAACTTGATTTACATTATTATTTTTATTTTTATTTTTATTTGAATATTCTTTTACACCTTTTCTCATTTAAAACGCCCATTTTATAGGGTTTAAATTTTTTTTAATAATATATTATATATGAAAAAAAATAAAACATACAGATACAAAGCTAATAAAAATAAAAATAATAAATCAAAACGAAAAAATAATAAATCAAAACGAAAAAATAATAAATCAAAACGAAAACAAGGTGGTAGTCCAGAAACTGAAAAAAATATTCTTATTACCACAGGAAAATATAAAGGGTATTTAGGTGAAGTTTTAAAAGAAAACAAAACAATTCCACACGGAGTTGGACGAATGACGTATCAATTACCAGATACTACATATGCCGATTATCTAGGAAAGTGGGAAAATGGAGAAAAAAACGATGATGCTGGTCGATTTATTGTAAATGTGCGAAAAAGAGATATTTCTTCACCACAGTATTATTTAGAAGGAAACTGGAAAGATAATAAAAAAGAAGGATTTCATAAATTATATCCTATAAAAACTGTAAGAGACGAAACTAATGCATATAAATATAATACTAAAAATACTAAAGAACCACTAAAAAGATTATATTTTGAAGATGATAAACCTGCTGATAAAAAAATAGAAGATACTATTAAAGAAACATTAGATAATAAAAAGGTACCAGATGAATTAATTAATAATATAAATAGTTATAGAAAACGTTAATAGTATGTTTACAAGAAGAATAAGACACCATAAATCAAGAAGACTTATTATGAGTGTTTCTCATTTAAAATGGGCGTTTTAAATGAGAAAAGTGTAAAATAAAATGTAGGATATTTAATATAGGAATTTTGAATTTTTCAGGTAAATTTTGAATAATGGATAATGGCTGTAAAATCAATCCCGATTTGTTTGTTTGTGATAAAAAAAAATAATTTAGTAAAATTCCAATACAAAAAATAATATAAAATTAGATTTTAGTGGGGGGGTCATGAAAACTAAACATATAATGCATCGTAATAGGTTGGTGCTGTAGCACCAAAGTTAGAAGAATTATATAATTTATTCATTTGATCATTTTGTCCTTTAAAACACGTTTTTGGATTTTGAAATTGTCCTAAATAGGTTTGAGCAAGACATGGTGGAGATTTATTTTTTAAGATAAATGGGACAGTTTTGGATGTTCCAACATAGGCATCACTTGGACCTAATGTTCTTCCTGTATTTTTCCTGTAATTAAAGGAGGCTAAATTCTTTTCAATTGTAGTTACATTTAATTTTAAATTTCTAGTACTACTACTAACTGCTCCTTGTTGAGCAAACTGTGAATTGTTTGGTTTATAAACAACTAATTTACAACCAATAGGATTAGAAGGACCCGTTAATGGTAATCCAATATAAGGGTTAGTTATAAAATTATAATAAATATTTTCTACTATTACTTTTTCTGTTTCTGGCAATGATTTAATATAAGTATATAAAGTTTGTAATGTAGTTATAGAAAATAACTCTGTTAGTTGTATTTCAGATAAAATATTTTTGTTTTTAATTATTGTTGCAAATCTTAATATTATATTTAATTCTAAAGTTTCATATAATTCTCCGTTTGGTTGACAATTTGCAAAATAAGTATTAGTTGTTGATAAAGGACCTCCAGGTTTAGCATATTTAAGAGCTGTTTTAGTTACTTCAGGATTATTCCATTCTTCTGTTTCAGTTACAAAATCTTGAGGAGTTACAAAATTAAATACTCGTTGATCATACGATTGACATCTATTCTGCCTATATTGTTGTAGTGTAGTAAAATAATTTTTCTTTAAAATAGTACTAGCTGGTAAAACCCTTCGTCTTGCCTTTTTTTGTTCATTACAACAAAATTTTACGCTAGAAGTAAGTGGAATTGGATTTTCGGTAATATATGTATTATTTGGATAATAACTAGATACGATACCAATAGATTGACATGTTTTACAATTTGTATCCAATTCTGTTATATTATTTGTTTCATCTAAAGGATTTTGAATAAAACTAGTTTGTCCTGGGTTCGTAATAACTTGACTTACTAATCCCATACCTCCCGCTCCACCTCCTAAGGAAGCCCCTTTAGAAGATTTAGTATATCTATCTAAATTATAATTAACTAGTGCTGTTTCTATATTTGTTGGTACAATAGGAGGATTATAAATATTGGATGTTATTTTAGGAATTGGTATTACTCTTCCCTTTCTCCAATGTTTTATTGGTTTTGGTAAACCAGGACCAGTTGGAAAAATATTACCTGGATCTTTATTCGTAAGAGGACGTATATTTCCTGGTGTTGTACCAACAGGGTTACTAAAAATACCTGTACCTTTCCATGTTTTGTACCCGCCTTGTGGAAGTGTATTATTATAAGATTTCATTCCAATTGGATATAAAGCGGTAGACATAATAATATATATTATATATTTATTAAAAAAAAGTAATTATATATTATATTATGACTTGGGTAATTTATTTTTTAATTATATTTTTTTTATTATTAATTTTTACTCAGGTATATTTGGCACATTATAATTACATAATTGAAGGCTTAACAACATCTACTTCTACAAGTACAACTCCTACAACTACAAGTACAACTCCTACAACTACAAGTACAACTCCTACAACTACTAGTACAACTCCTACAAGTACTAGTACAACTCCCGCAACTACTAGTACAAGTACTACTCCTTCAAGTACAACAACTACAAGTACAACTCCTACAAGTACTAGTACAAGTACTACTCCTTCAACTTCAACTGCCAATATTCAGCCTAGTGTTTCAACAACAACAATTAATTCTTCATCTATTAATGGTTCTAATATTAATTCTACTAACCCTAGTTATATGCCTTATAATTCATCCTCAGTTAATTTAGTAACGTTTGTAGAACAGAATGCTAACAATATTTCTTATTTAAAAAATAAAATGGATACTTTATATCAAGAAGTTCAAGATATTAGTGGAAATATGACATCTATGCAAACGAAACTTTCTTCTCAAAGTTCGCAATTAGGAAAAGTAAATGATGTAGTTAATAAAGCTCAGACTTCCATGCCAACTACACCTCCTAATGTAACAGGTACATCCCAGACCCCAGCAACAACCGCCAAAGTAACTAATATGGCATCTAATTTAGTACCTAGCTAAATTATAAATTATAATTAAATGAAAAATAGAAAAAGATTTGAATAAATAATATTTTATTCAAATCTTTTTTAAAGTTATATATTAATGACTAGTACAAGTACAAGTAATACAAGTTCATCACCTAATATATTTCAAAGTGTTTTAACCGACGTACAAGGGGTCGAAAATGACTTATTAGGACCAGCATATCCATATTATAAAAATGTACAAAATCCAAATGTTGTTGGTATATCTAGTGAAGGTTCGATATCGGCATTAGCTGGTGATATAGAAGGTTTAATTGCTTATGTGCAGGTTCTTGTAGAAGGTGGAGGGAATGCTTCTGCAACAGGTGGGCCTTTAGGAAATAAATTTTTTTTAAAAACAGGTGCAAAATGTTTAGATACCGAAACTAATGAACAAGTAGATAGATATATATATGTGGATAATGTTCCGACAGGAAATATTCCATTTATTTCAGCTGGATTAGGAGTAGATTTTTCTGTTTTTAAAGGTTTAATCCCCGGTGCTATGTCTGATTTAAATGTATTGAACCCATTTACTATATTGCAATCTTTTATGTCTGGCTCTATGCCAAAATGCCAAAGTTTAACCATGGAAACAATTAATAATTTAAATGTTTCTAGTAATGAAACGCAATATGTAACACTAACCGATATTCAAAATATGGATCCATGTACATTTTCAAATGGTTCTAATCCTATAACTGGAAAAGGCTGTGTAGAAGTTTTTTCTAATTATGAAAAAACAAAAACGAATGGTATGAAAATAGGTCTTCCAAAAGATTTGACTATTCAACTTTATATTGCTAGTCTAACGGTAGTTGGTGTATATATATTATATAAACTTATGCAAAAAAATTAATAGTTTATTAAATAACTAATTTTTTATTTTTTATTTTTCCTTGACTTGCCTCTTTTCATTCGCTTATTTTTTCCGCCAACCCATTGATGAGGCTTAGCACTTGTTATTCCATATACTGGGGATGCATTGGATGCAATATTGTTTAAAGGTAAATAATCTTTAATATGGGACCCCCCTTTTTTAACACTATATTTCATCCTTTTTCTGGATTTTCTTTTTCCACCTGTTGTAGAAAAAGTTGTTGAGGAATACGTAGGTTTTTTTTTGAAAACGTTATTATAACCATTCACAAAAAAATTTTGTATTCCTGTTCCAGCATTATCAGCAGTACTACCTAATGAATTCATTGCCTGTGTTCCTTTCTGAGACATTTCCTGCCAAAATCCTCCTCTTTTATTAAGTCTTTTTGTTTTTGGCATATATTATATACTTATAAAATAATAATAGATTAGATGTTATTTTATTTATACTAAATATTAATATATTTATTTAATAATTTTGTCTTGGTAATGATCCCCATGCACATACTTGACCATTTCTTAAGCTTGTGTTATAAATCGAACCTTTCTTTTTCGGTGCAGTACAACCTCCAGAACGCGCCCGCTGTAAGGAAGTACGAACTCCACTAGGATAATAATTTTTAGTTGTATAAAAAGCAGAATTAGGTAAACCTACTTTAAACCCACTTTTGCCAATAGCATTTGCTTTTTTAGATGTAATATACATGGAAGATTGAATAGGTGCAATATAATTCATATGACTAGAAACTGCGGAACCTTTTCTATTGGAATAAGAAAAATATTGGCTTGGTGTACTATTTAAAACAGTTTCTTCTCTTTGTTTCCATAATACTTTATTACTTAATGCTGTACGTAAATATTGTTGTCGAGAGTTACTATTTTGATCCGAATATAACGGTTCTTGCGACGGAAAAAAAAATGGAGGATTTGGATGTTTTCCTGGTAAAGACCCATAATTATGATATGGCATAACGAACGGATAATTATCAGTAGTTAGAGGACCTATAACTGGAGTAATAATAATATCATCAAATTGTGTCATATAATTTTAATATATAATATATTTTTATATTTATTATATATGTTTTTGTAATTATCAAACTGAATTAAATAAATCATTTTTGTCATTAGGTTGGAATATGTTTTCTTTTCCTAAAATAAATCCTAAGTAAAAAAGATGTAATAATAGTAATGGTAGTAAATGTATTGATTAAATTATTTCAAAATTACTTTATATATGTATAAATTAATACCTTCTACTTGCTCTTATTACAGATTGAGCTCCACTATTATTATTACCGCCATTACTTATATCGTTGTAGTTTCTATTTACCGCTTGTTGTTTTAAATAAGTTATATAATCTGAACTATCATATACATATTTAACATTACAGGATGAAGGAGGCACATTGGTTCCATCACATCTACTTTGTATAGATCCAAATGCTCCTTTTAAACCATACATTCCTGGTCTACTTTGAAAACTTTGACAAGACCCTCCACATGAGTAATTATCTCTACATAATATATCGCCTGAATTATTAACGGCTCTAAATGGTCCAATAATTCTTTTTTTGTTATCAAGTTGACTAACATATTTTGTATTCCATGCATTACGTAATGTAAATCGAACTTGTTCATATTCCTGAAAATCTTTATTTACTTTAGTTAGATTTTGAGGCATAATTCCTCTAATTCCTCCGCCTAGGGCAGGTCCGTTACCAAAATTCAATTTTACCGGATAAGTTACACCGGGTGCACCTTGAATAGTTAAACCACCAGATGTAAATGTTTGTTTAGATGAATTAGAATATACTCCAGGAGACATTTATATAATACTATTATAAAAAATGTTTTAAAATAAAATACTTACTTCCTAAAATAAAAAAAATTTATTTATATTCGTATATTATAATACAAATGATAAATTATTTATTAAGTGCGATTATTTTCGTTATATTAGATGGAATTTATCTTAATTTAATCAAGTCTTATTTTAATCATCAAATTTTAAGAGTACAAGGTTCTTCTATCCAATTAAAATTAATTGGTACCGCAATTACTTATATTTTTTTAATATTTATATTAGAATATTTCATTATTTATAAAAAACAATCCTATAAAACAGCTTTTTTATTAGGGTTTTGTGTCTATGCTGTATATGAATTTACCAATTATTCTTTATTTAAAAATTGGTCTTTATTTACCGTAATTATAGATACCTTATGGGGAGGAATATTATTTGGTTTAACTACTTTAATTACTAGTAAAATCATTCATTTATTTTAAAAAAAATATTAATATTATTGATAGTATATATTCTATTTTGTGTTGTTATATAAAACGATAATATAGATAGATTATTTTTATTTATATTATTAATTAAAACTATATTTATTTTGTAAGAACTCTTGGTGCTATATTCATAGTAATTAATTCTTGGAATAATAATTTACATGCATATGGAATTTCAACATAAGCAAAGTCTGATCTATTATCACATGTTCTACAATGGTGTATATGCATATCATTATTATAAGAAGCCACTAAACCACATTTTTTACATACATGAACAGAATACTTGTCCGATACATCATACATTCTTCCTCTTGTAAATCTTGCTGCACCGTGTGAAACCATTGCATCCTTTTCCATCTCTCCAAATCTTAAACCGCCATCTCTGGATCTACCTTCAGCAGGTTGTCTTGTTAAATTAACCATTGGTCCAATAGATCTACTATGAGATTTGTCATTCACCATGTGTTTTAATCTTTGATAAAATACAGGACCCATAAAGATACTACATTCATGTTGTTCTCCAGTTAGTCCATTATATAATAATTCATTTCCATGAGCTTCATATCCGGCATCTAATAAATATTTACATATATCTTTTACATCAAATTCTCCAAAGGAGGTTCCATCCCCAAATAAACCTAATTCTACTAATACTTTTCCTAAAACAGTTTCTTTTAATTGACCTATTGTCATACGAGAAGGAATAGCATG